CTAGGTGATCCTGTAAAAGCCTATCAGGCATTCTACCAAACTAAACAGGAACGGTTTAAAATGGCTTGGACAAAACGTCCAGTACCGGATTGGTTTAATATTATGGAGAATGCTTATGCTTGATTTAGATAAAATGGAATATCTTATTACTGAATTGCAAACTGAAAAATCTAAGATTAGTCCTAATATGGTTCAAAGACTAGATTATCCTTATAATGTGGAGGAAGCTGTCAAGTATTTAGAGACCCAGATAAAATATGTAAAGGAAAAGATCAGTGCCAACCTATACACTGCGTAGAATTTCTACTGGCGAAGAATGGGATGTAAATTGCAATTTCCATGAACTAGCACCTATGTTAGAAGATGAGGATATTGTTAAAGTATTAAGTACGCCTAAGATTGTAACAGGTGTTGGTACACTTCATAGCAAAGTACCTGATGGATTTAAAGATAAAATGAAACAAATTAAAAAAACATCCGGAAGTGGGAATACAATTAAAGTATGAGGTTTATACATGAAAAAATTGATTTGGGATATGATGATCTCGTTGCAGACACAAAGCCAACTGGCAGGACTTACCTTGCTCCTAACGGTAATCGTTATCCTAGCATTACTACAGTCTTAAGCATTATTAATGAAGAAGCCATTTTACAATGGCGAAAAAGGGTAGGGGAAGATGAGGCCAATCGTATTGGCACACGTGCAGCAAACAGAGGTACACATGTACACTCTATTATTGAAAGGTATTTAAAGAATGAAAATACTGAAGACTTTCTCCTCCACATTAGACAAAGCCTCGAGAACCTACGTCCTATTCTGGACGAGCGGATTGGAAAAATCTATGGTCTTGAGGTACCTCTTTATAGTGATCACCTTGGCGTTGCTGGTCGATGCGATGCTATTGCTGATTTCGATGGGGTACCTTCTATTGTAGATTTTAAGACTTCGAAGTGGCCTAAGAAAAAAGAAAAGATCCCAAACTACTTTGCACAAATGTCAGGCTATGCCATTATGTTTGAAGAACGTACTGGCATGCCTATTACTAATACAGTTATTATTATGGATGTTGATAACCATGAGCCAATGGTCTTCAAAGAGCATCGTGATAATTATGTAGATCTTTTACTTAAAACAAAGGCTGAATATGACCGCCGAAAGATCTTTCGTTCTTAAAGGGTTTTGTCCATACGATATTTTAGCATTGTATGACGAATTTGGATTAGATGTCGGTAAACATCTAAGAGGTGATTTCTGTATTGAAATTAAAGATGGTAATAAAACTATTTACATTACAGACTTTGCCGGTACTAAATGTGCTGGTAAATTACCAAGAAATTCTACAATAGTTGTAGAAGACAACCAAATTATTAGTAGAACTGATAATATTAGTATAACAGATCTGTACTATAATCCACCTCAGGGAAAAGAAAAACAATATTCTTATAAAAACTTTTTTATAGCATTAGATAATGCAATTGCATTTAGATGTAAGGATAATCCTACAATCTTTCTTAGTTGTGGTCATGACAGCGGTTCCATTGTTACAGGGGCTATCCGTCAGGATTTAGATTTTAGGACCTTAAGCTATGTAGAAAGTGAAGATCCTGAAATATTAGACAAAAGATTAAAGTTAAATCGTGAATATAAATGTTGGAAAGAATCTGATACTATACCCAAGACATTGGTAAAGCCTAATTTGCCTGATAATGAAAGCCACTCTGTATTAGCATCATTTTGTAAAAATAAGGTAGCTTTATCTGGATTAGGTGCAGATGAATTTTATACTTCTACTGATAATCAACTTTTGGAAATGTTCTTAAAAGATTCTGAAGAACAATATCAAAAATATAAAGTAGAAGTTAGATATCCACTATTAGATCCGATAGTTTACAAGGAGTATTTCTATTTGCATTCTAAACTTAGACCTAATAATCCTAAAAAGAAACCATTTATAGAATATATGAAATCCATTGGATATCCTATCTACAGGGGGTACAAAAAATCATTTGTGGTATAAAAAAAATCAAATAAAATGAAAAAAGGGGGTTTACATTCTAGTAAAACTGCGATATAATAATATCAACAATTAGGAAGAGGAGCTTAATTATGAAATATCAGGTTTTACAAAACAAGGGTCAAAAAGATTCAAACGAAGCTTTCTACGCTCGGTTATACGGATATGTTGATCCTACACTGTTTCTAGAAAATTATCAGATCGTATGTGAAATCGAAGCAGACGATTTAGATGATGTATTCGAGATTGGTAATATTGGTCCTGAAGAAAAAATTACCCGTATCGATCGCATGTATTCCATTTCAGTTGGCGATGTTATTCGTACACCAGAAGGAATATATTCCGTAGTCGAGCCAATGGGCTTTGGACGTCTAGGTGAACAAACACTAATTAATGAGGCAGTATAATGACAGTATATCTTGACATGGATGGAGTAATCGCAGACTTCTTTGGTGGTATAGCTAAAAAGTTTAAAGTTGATCATTGGAAATCAATTCAGGATCGCGAAGTTGCTTTTGCTACCCTTGCCAATACTGATTTCTTTTATACACTCGATACCTTCAATGAAACAAATTCAATTATCAAGTTTGTTAAAAAGATCTCCAAAGATGACTGGGGTATCTGTTCTTCACCTCTTAGGGGTGATACGATGAATTCTGCTTATTGGAAAAGACAATGGCTTACTCGTTGGGATTATCTTCCACCACTAGTGGAAAATATAATCTTTACTGGGAATAAACATAAGTATGCTATTAATCCTTTAAATAGAAAACCAAACATCCTCATCGATGATAAACCTGAAAATATTACTCGTTGGGAAAAAGCTGGAGGTATTGGTATTCGCTTCCAAGCAAATGAAGATGATGTTGAAGAATACCTATTCGTAGAACTGGAGAAAGCGATTGAAAAATCTAATTGAATTATTAATGCTTAGAACAGAATTCGAGGAACTTACTGGTGAATATAAGTTTCCGGAAAATGTTAGCGGATCTTGTATAAATACTCTAAATTGGTTTGTTCAGGATGGGCATAAGTCTAATTCACTTCGTAATGGTTTTGATGATGCAAAAAAAATAGCACAAGAAATCCTTACGGAGTATAAAAATGTCAGAGCCGACAAAGGAAGATATCAAAGCCTTACGGAAGACTGTTGAAGGTCTAGATGAAGCTGATACTAATGGTGATGGCCATATCACTGCAGAAGAGCTTGCAATGCATATGGAGTTTAAACGTAAAGAACTTGAAGATGCTGATGCACAAAGAGATGCTATGAGAAAAATGACTTGGTTCGCATTATTTGGTATGTTACTCTATCCAGCAATTATTCTTGTTACTACTATCATGGGTCAAGATAAAGCTGCACAATTAATTAGTGATATTGCACCAACTTATTTTGTTTCTATCTCGGTATTAGTTGCAGCATTCTTTGGTGCTGATGCAGTCAAAGGTAAACCTTCCGCTAAAAAGTAAATATATAATACTAGATAATTAAATAAAGTGAGTAGTTATGAAAAGATTGATTTATCAGGTTTATGTTGGCAAGCGTTCACATCTTTATGATCATTGTGTAGAGTCTGTATCCCAATACTGTAAACAACACGGTATTGATCATGAGGTACAAAAAACCCCTATATTAAGAATTAAACCAGACGTATTTTCTACAAATCGTAGTAGAGAATCGTACGAAAAGCATGGCGGATTTTTACCTATCTTTGAAAAAGAGAATGCTTTTACATATTGGCCAAAGTATGATCAGATTGCTATTATTGATGCTGATGTTTGGATTAGACCTGGCTCTCCTAATGTTTTTGATGAACTAAATACGGATATTGACTTCGCGGGCGTGGTCGAGCGCGAAATGCCTATTACTGATCAGTACAGACAAAAGATACTTAACTATTCTCGTATGCAATATAGTTCCATTAAACTAGATTGGAAATGGGATAAGCAAACTGGTGGCGAGTTTTTTAATATGGGTATTATGGTTATGAATAAACGTATATCGAAATATCTAAAAGGACAAACCCCTCACCAATTTATAAACAGACCAGAGTTTAAAGCCTTTGTTGATGGGATGGGACCATGGAAATGGTCAACAGATCAAACTCTCCTAAATACCTGGGTAAAACAAGAGAAGATGAATGTTAAACATCTAGATTGGAAATGGAACGGCCTCTTTAAAGGAATTAAAGATAACAAAGTAAAAGAAGCACACTTTGTACATTTTTTCTTAAAAGATAAATTACCAAATAGAGGCGAGAACGTAAAAGAGTTAATGAAATATGTTTCTTAAAAGAATTTTTATACACATCCCAAAAAATGCTGGAATGACCATACGTAGGTCGCCTCAGCTAGCTAATAAGATTATTCCTGCTACTCCGCAGATTCATAAAAGCAAACAGTATACCCAGTCTGTATTAGCTCATATGAATAGTATTGGGGATCATCATGGATATGAACATGCAAGATGGCGTGATCTAAATCCTGCTTTCGCGCGTGGGCACGAAGCATTTGCTGTTATTAGAAATCCTTGGGATAGAGTAGTGTCACGCTATTTCTTTGCAAAAAAAGTAATTGAGGTAGAGAAAAAAGAAAAACCTGGTAAACATAAAATCAATTCATTTGAACATTTCCTAGAAGAAAGATTCGAATGGGGAGATATGAAATATATGTGGCACAGAGCTATCCGTGGTTGGTATAATGCATACGATTATGTTACCGATAAAGAAGGAAATATTAAATGTGATATGATGAGATTTGAAAACCTAAACAGTGATCTCTGTGCATATTTTAAAATTCCTGAAATGAGCAGGGCTAGAAATGTTACCGGATTAAACGAAGATTATAAAACAATATATACACCAGAAACAATTCAGATTGTTGCTGATTGGTATCAAAAGGATATCGAAACATGGGGATTCGATTTTGATACAGGTGCTAAGAAAAATTATTGGAGACACACGAAATGATGGGAAGTAGAATTAATAAGGATTCGCATAATATTATGCACCTTATTAAAGAAGATACAATTGGTGCTGAAGTTGGTGTATGGTGGGGTAACACATCCTATAACTTTTTTATGAAAAATCTTAAGCATTTATATCTGGTAGATCCGTGGAGTGTAGAACCATATAAAGGATCTACTGAATTTGAATGGGATGAATATCTAAGTAGATATGAAAAAGTAACAGGATCGAATACTGAAGAAGGCTTTCAGAAATACTACGAAAAAGTATACGAAGATGTAAATCGTAGATTTAGTCCCTATTCGAACGTAACTGTTTGCAGAGAAACATCAGACGATTTCTTTAAAGAATTTAAAGGTGATCAATTAGATTGGATCTATTTAGATGGATCTCATTCATATGAAGGTGTAACTGCTGATCTAGAAAATTCATTAAAAATCGTAAAACCTGGTGGTATGATTCTTGGCGATGATTATAAATGGGGACAAAGATTTGGTAAGCCTGGTGTAACAAAGGCAGTAAAAGAATTTGTAAGTAAACATAAATTTAAAATTAAGCAACACGGCGCTGTACAATTTGAGATAAGGATTTAATTATGCACCCATCATCCCGTATTAATATGCAAAGATCTAGAGATCTACTAGGATCTAGATTAGAAAAAGGTATTACTATTCTTGACGTTGGTGGTAGAGATATTAAGCCTGGTCAAGATAGATCGTACAAGCAAATGTTTAAGGATGTAGTAAAAGACTATTATATTGCAGATATCCAGAACGGACCAAATGTTACACATGTTATGCCTGGTGATTATGAATTACCATTTGAAGAAGGATCTATTGATCTTGTAGTATGCGGACAGGTACTTGAGCATGTAAAGAATCCATTTCGCAGTGTTATCGAAATGACACGTGTACTTAAATCTGGTGGTTATATTATTCTTATTGCACCATCAGCAGGTAAGTACCACGACTCTATTGATTGCTGGAGATTTATGGATGATGCATTTCAGGCTATTGCCGAAGAGGCAGGATTAGAAACTATTACTGATTATGTAGATCGATCACAACCAGACGAAAGATCTCGCCGTTGGGCAGATCATGTATTTGTAGGACGTAAGCCTTGAAGGCATTTGTAATTACAATACCAGACCACGAAGTCTCTCAACATGCTGCAGACGTGTGTATAGAAAGTAGCAAAGTCGTAGGTAATTCCTTTGAGATTCAGAAGTTTGATGCAGTAATACCACGTCAAGTAAACAAAATGATGAGAGATTACCGCCTAGAATGGAACTATCCCTGGGAAGGATCAGTATTTGATTTTAAAACTGGTTTAAAGAAGTCTGCTTATCCTACCGTAAATAAACAAGCTAGAATCGCTTGTTCTTTGAGCCATTATACTTTATGGAAAAATTGTTATAATGATGCTGAACCATATCTTATTTTAGAACATGATGCAAAGTTTATAAAGAAATTAGATATTAATATTATCGATACTGATAAGTTTTTTATTATAGGCATTAATAATCCATTATTTGCAACTAGGAAGGCAAACCTATTTAAACAGATAATTGATGAAAATACTAAAGAACTACAGCTTGTACCAACAATTGATTCATTCGAAGTTCCCCAAGGGTTAGCTGGAAACTCAGCATATATAATTAAACCAAAAGGGGCTAGACAGATGCTAAGGCTTGTAGAAGATCATGGTTTATGGCCTAATGATGCTATTATGTGTAAACAACTAATCCCAGCATTAGGTGTAACAAAGACATTCTATACAGAAGTTCAAGGTACACCTTCTACTACTTCGAGGTAATAATATGGAAATTTTTAAATACAAAGATTACGAGGACTATGTTAAATCTCAGATCGAAGGTAATCTTAAGAAAATTGATAAGATAAAAGAAAAAAATATTGCATATGTCAAACCTGAAACTATAACACAAATAGTAAAAAGAATGCCAGATGCAAAGAGAGTATTATGTCATGGTACTCGTAATGCAAAAGAACAGCTTTATTTTCAAAAACATTTATCAGACGCATTCATTATTGGTTCAGAAATAAGTACTAATGCAGAAGAATTTCCTATGACTATTGAACATGATTTTAATATGGTAAAAGAGGAATGGATTAACTCATTTGATATTGTTTATAGCAACTCATTTGATCATAGTATTACACCATTTGAAACTCTAGAGGTATGGAGAGATCAATTAAATGATTCTGGAAGATTATTTTTAGAACATACAGTACAAAAAAAGAACCATGTATCAAATAAAACAGATCCTCTTAAAATAGAAAAACAAGAGTTAATTGATATGATAGATAAAGTCGATATGAATATAGTAGAAGAATTCCGTGGTAGAGAAAAGGGATATGTTCTAGTCTGTGAGAAAAAATGAAAGCATTTGTTATAACATTAATGGATAACCCTAAATCGGTACAGGCAGCAATGCGTTGTATGAAGTCTGCCGAAAGATATGGTCTACATGTAGAGCATCACGCTGCTACAACTCCTAAAGATAATCCTCATCTAATTTTACATACAAAAGGTATTCAACCATCTTTCTTCCATGAAAAATATTCTAGACCTGACAATTGTATGGCGGCATTTTTATCCCACCATTCTTTATGGGAAATGTCTGTTAAGCAAAAAGAAACAATTGTTATCTTTGAACATGATGCCATTGTAACAGGTGAAGTACCAGTTAATGAAAAATTTAAAGGCTGTTTAACATTCTCTAAACCATCATATGGAAAGTTTAATACCCCTATAAAATTAGGTGTAGATGGATTAGTACAAAAGAAATATTTTGGTGGCGCGCATGGTTATATGGTTAATCCTGAAGGTGCAGCAAAGCTTATTAAGAAAGCTAAGACGCACGGTGGACCAACAGATGTATTTCTAAATGTTGATAACTTCCCATTTCTAGAAGAATATTATCCGTGGGTGTGCATGGCAGTAGATAGTTTTACTACGATCCAAAAGGAAGCCGGCTGTTTGGCAAAACATAATTATGGGGACGGATATGTCATCGAAGAAGTATGATAAGGTATTCCTAACAGGATGCGATGAAAAGACTGAATGGATGCTTCCGTGGTTTGTAGAAAATTATAAAAAACATAATGATACACCTCTTATCTTTGCTAATTTTGGATGTAGTGAAAAAACACAGAACTACGTATTTGAACAGTTCCATGCTATCTTAAATTTTAAGAATAATAATCTTAAAGGATGGTTTATGAAACCGTTGGCTATGATGACATGCCCATCGGTAGAAACAGTTTGGATCGATACTGATTGCGAAGTACTAGATAACATTTCTGATATATTTAGTTTAATTGAAAATGAAAAGCTTTTAATGGCTGAAGATAGACCTTGGTCTAAAAGAAGAAAAGAACTATGGCATAATTCTGGTATAGTTGGATTTCGTAATAAACCACAAATACTTCGTGCATGGCTTGAGCAGGTAAAGAAAAGCCCTGTTGTAGGTGACCAAGAAGTACTGCATAGTATGTTAGACCCAATCTCTAAGCTTACATACATAAAGGACCTACCATCAGTATATAATTGGTTAAGATTAGATTTATTAGATGGTGTAGATAGTAAAAAGAAAAAAGTGATACACTGGACCGGTAAAAAAGGGAAAGATCATATTAGGAGTTTAATGAATGGCTAGATCAGTTCATGTTATTGGAAATGGTGATTGGGTTCATCTCTATACTAGAAGAGAAAGAAAGGGATTAAATCTTACATGTAATCTTGCACCGTTCCCTTATCCTAAAAATCATTATGCAACTTGCATTGTAGATTTTAAAATGATGAAGGCTATGACTGAAGGAACAGTTGTTGTACCAGGTGAATGGGTACTTGGATATAGGCCAAAGGTTTGGATGGAGAAAAATCCAAATTTTCATTTATCTACGGCTAGACAAATTAAAGAATTTTATTTAGATCTTCCTAAGTATGCCGGCAACTATACTAACTTTAATTGTGGTCATATGGCAGTACATTATGCTGCAAATAAACTAAAGGCTGATAGAGTACATCTGTACGGATTCGATTCGATATTCGATTTTAATCTTCGTAGTGTTTCTGACTTTATCCTAAACTCTGACCGTGGAAATATGAATACTAATCGATTAGCGACTAACTGGCGTTCTATTTGGTCTGAAATGTTTAAAGAATTTAAGAACACCGAATTTGTTTTACACCATGTTCATGACGAATTTAAGATTAAGGTTCCAGACAATGTACGTGCAGAAGTATATCCTAGAAAAAGAAATTAAATTAATTTTAGGGGTTTACATTCCTTCCAAATTGTGATAGAATAATATTAACAATTAGGAAGAGGAGTTCCCTATGTCATATCGTTACCAAGTTCTTGAGTCGGCTCTTATTAGCATTGCCAAAGATAGCTCTGATGAAAATATCAGATATCAGGTTTCCCGTCTAACCTCAGATGAAAGACGCAAACTCAATGGTTTGCTTTCTCTGGTTATGATTGAATCTTACGATCGTGAGATTGCAGCATGAGCCATCCATCCGAAATTGTAAATACTAAAGGTCACTGGGCTATTGGATTAGAATGGCCAGTAACTGGTAGTAAAGGTAATAAATATTTTGTAGAAATGAATAATTATGGATTCGACTGTAATTGTGTTGCATATCGTAAATGTAAACATATCAAACAGGTAGAGGCTTTATTCGATGATCCTAGTGACGGGGAATAGATCTAAGAAACGACAAAACGTTTATAGAGCAGCAATCTTCGCTTGGAATTATCTAATGCCAAGGATATCTAAATGCGATGTTTATATAGAAATTAAAAAGCTAAAGGATGCACACGGATATTGTTTGGAACTAGATAAAAGAGAATATGAAATTGAAATTGATCAAAGACTAAAAGGTGATGATCTTATTACAACAGTCTTCCACGAAATGATACATGTAAGACAGGGTGTAAGAAAACAATATCAAAATATTAATACTATTAACTATAAAACATATGATGAATATATGAAACTGCCATGGGAAATCGAGGCTTATGAATTACAGGAGGTTATGCTAAAAGAATGGAACAAGAAAAATATGAAATGTCTGAAGTAGATATTTTAAAGAAAAATGTATACGATTTGCAAAAACAGCTTCAATTGGCTTATCGTAGAATTGGTGAGCTAAGAGAAGCACTCGACATAGAAGTAGAAAAAAATAAAAGGGAAACTGTATCTTGTATATAATCTATTCAAAATCTGGGTGTATTTTTTGTGACGCAGCTATGGAACTTTTAGATAGTAAGGAAATCCCTTATGAAGAGGTAAAGGTACCTGGTAATGATTATGCAGTTTCTTTGTTTAAAGAACATAATTTTAAAACTGTACCGCAGATCTTTGACGATGGTGGGAACCATATTGGTGGTTACCAAGATCTAAAAACCATTTTCGAGGAATGGCCAGATAATCCTGCAGAAGCAAAGGCTTTTTGAAATAAAATGAAAAAAGGGGGTTTACAAACCTAAATTAGTATGGTATAATGTATATAACAATTAGGAAGAGGAGCTTAATTATGTACAAGTTAGATAAAGGTTTGGTAGATTTCATTAACGCTCAACGGGCTGAAGCTGAAGAATTCAGCAAGCAACCCGGATGTTTCATGGGCATGATGCCTGAAGCAACCGATTTGCAATACTGGGAGTCTCGTGTTCCTAGTGGTACTCTAAAAGAGTACAAGCGTCAGGAGCTGGTAGAGTCAGCTTACTATATCACTGCCGATCGTACGAGTAAGTCGTACGCCCGGTCTTTGGACTTTGCAAACTGGACTGATGAAAGGATCCAGCGTCATATCGATCGGATGTGTGAAAAGGAGGTAGCATAATGGCTAAATGTAAAACTACTGAAATGTTTGGTTCAATGTTTACTACCCATCCTATTACTGGATACGATGGGGAGGACGCAGATGGTCTATCAGAAATGTTTGATATGTTAAGAGAAGATTATAAATCCAGTGGTAAAAAAGTTATTAATATCCAAACTTATTATAATAGTGGTTATAATAGTGCAACTGATCGTTATGAAGGTGAAAAAGAATTTGGTATTGAAGTAGAGTGGGTGTGGTAATGACGCCCGCAGAGTTACAAGAAGCGCTGCCTTTACTCGGTCAGCTCCTCTTACTGGTAGTAATTGGCGCGCTTCTTGTAGGTTCTTTTTTTGCCATTGTTGGCTTTATGTTTCGAAATGCATTATGGATTACAATGATATTAGGAGTTATAATTATCTTTATGAATATGGTTCCGTAGCTCAGCTGGATAGAGCAACAGCCTTCTAAGCTGTGGGTCGAGGGTTCGAATCCTTCCGGAATCGCCAAATGCCCGCGTGATGGAATAGGTAGACATAACGGACTTAAAATCCGTGGCCATACGGCGTGCCAGTTCGAGTCTGGCCGTGGGTACCATATATAGTTAGTCGAACGAGTATAAACGTGGTTAAGCCTGCAACGACTCTAAAATTAAGACGCAGGTGGGAATGGTCCGTTCGCCTTCATAAGAAAGGAACGCAATCGCATCCAGCATTTATAAGTTGGCTCTGCTAAATTTAAGGGTGATGCCTTAATACATCCGCGTGGGGCCAACGGTTAGCCCCACACCCTGCGGGTATAGTATAATGGTATTACAATCGCCTTCCAAGCCAAAGACCTCGGTTCGATTCCGGGTACCCGCTCCATATAAATTAATTTAAATATAAATATCCCTAAGGGATAGTACCAGTCGGTCTATCCTTTTTTAACACAAATAGGAAAAGAATAAAAAAATGAAAAAACTAATGGTTGCACTCTTCGCGCTTGGTATGTCATCAAGTGCATATGCTGAATCTTCAATTGAAACAACAGTTGGGGTTGAGCGTAATCTGGATACAGAAATTAATAAGCTCTTCTTTGGCCCTTCAATCACATCAGGTGATTTTACCCTTAGCACAACAGTAAATATGGTAGATACTACTACAGATAATATGAAATTTAATATTTCATCTGCTGATGTCGATCTTAGCTATTCGGTAACTTCTAATATCGATGTATATATTGAAAACGATTTGGATGCAGATTTTAAACAAACGGATACAACTGTAGGTGTTGCAGTTAAATTCTAATTAAGGAGACCCAATGTTAAGATGGTATGATTATGTGATGGTAGGTATGTTTTCCTATCCAATAAGCCAAGGATTAATGTATAATATTTTCTGGGCTATCTTAACTTGGGTCTGCTTTGTTCAATACATGAATGCAAGGAGGAATGGAAATGTCTGATGATTTTTTCGATTTCGGATTTACAGCAGTAGATGAATCCGAACTACAAGCTGTACAAGAAGCTACGCAAAAGGTAGAAAGCGTTGCTAGCACTGCTACTGTAACACAAGATAAATTGGATAAACTTTATAATGCTATTATTCCTCTCCTCAATAATCTTAAGAAAAATCCTGAAAAAGAATATATCCTCTGGCCTAATCGGATTGAAAAAGTAGAAGCTTTTGAAGATCACCTTTATAAAATTTATTCAAATTAAATCGATTTAGGGGGTTTACATTTGGATAAAACTATGATAGAATAGTATGAATAATTGGGAAGAGGAGATCCAAATGTCTAAAATTATTATCACTAAAAATATGTCCCAGGAACAGCGTCTAGAAGCTATTCGCAAAGCCAGCAAAAAGTTCAATGCTAAAATGCAGCGTAACTTTAAGGTTCGGGATTATTCAGTTACTGCTAAAGAAGATCGCGGTGACGATTCAGTCAACATTAATGCTTGGACAGATGCTCCAAAGTATCTAGACGAACACTATGGGGATCGCGCACGCGAGCAGGCGTCATACGAATCCGATTGGGGTTAATATGTCTGTATATCCGGATATAGCAAACATTAGTATTCATCGTCTGGTACCATTCTTTTGTATGTCATCGTACCTTTATTACAAACAAAATAAATGCGTTCTTACAGACGGTGACTTCGATCTTTTATGCAAGCGAATGTTAGAAAACTGGGATGATATTAAGCATCCCCACAAATATAAAATACGTAAAAAAGATCTAGAAGCTGGTACCGGTTATGCAATAGTCTATACTAATATGATTGTAGGATCTGCAGAGTCTTGGTATAATGCTTGGGAAAAGGAGTGCGGTAAATGAGTATGCATCTTGTCCGTGGTATGACTAGTCTTAATACTAAAAAACGTAAAATGAAAAATGCACCTGGCTTTAAGAAAGCTTTAGAAGAGCATAACAAATGGCTTCGGAAAATGGGTGTTCATCCAGATCAACTCAAAGATAAGGATAAATCAAATGGCTCGAGTGTTCCGAATTATGCAGAAACACGTTTCAGCGTCCCGACGTCGGACGTCATTACACCCATCCAGGGAAAAACAAAAGCTAATGAATACTCAGGCGAATACATCATCGGTCTTGCCACTCTTCACAAGTCAAACACAGTACCGGTCGGTCGAGGAGATAACCCAGAAATATACGCAAAAATGAGGCGTGGATGAAAATAGGGGGTTTACATTCCATTGAATCTATGGTAGAATGCTTGTATAATAAAATTTTGTTGAGGAGCAAATATTATGGCTATTAGAAAAAAGCAAAAGAAAGTGGTACCAACACGTCGTCGTTTCGGACTAAGTGCTGTACCAATTGAAAAAGGCTTCGATCAGGTTCTATATTATTTTCAAACTGAAATGTCGAATTCTGATATATCTAAGATACTGAAAAACTATCTTAAAGAAAAACATAAAAAATCTGCTAATCTACAGTATATTATGTCTTGTCCTGAATATCATTTCTATTCACATCCTTCACGTGCAGCAACAGCCTTCTGGCTGACACATGCTCCGAAGAAGGATGACGATGATAAGTCTAAGGCTTATTCATCGGGACTATCAAAATGGACTTCTGAGATGATTTCCCTTGGTAAAGAAATTTACCAGGATAAGCTAATTAAAAAGAACGATTCTGATGCACGTCCTAGTATTTCGCCTATGGAAAGGCTTAAGAATAAGATTAGTAATACTATTATGCAGGATCTTCTTGAGTTAGAAGATCAATGGATAGACGGCGAAAAAACTACTATCGACGTTTATAGTTTATTTAAGAAACACGGTTTGGCAGGATCGGCAACATTGCCTGTCCGCCAGGTGATTGAGGGATGGTTGGTAGATTATGAAGATGCTTATCATAAGCGTTGTGATGATGCCGTCGAGGGTTACTCACATTTGAAAAGGCCCGAACTCAATCGCCGCATTAAGTCCTGTCAGGAAATGCTCCTCGATCTTGATAGGATTAAGTCTGCTGCCAAGGCACAACGTAAGACGAGAGTCAAACAGCCTAAGGCAGCAGACAAACAAGTTTCAAAGGTACAATACAAATCTGAAGATTCTAATTTTAAATTGGTTTCAATTAGTCCTATACAAATTATTGGCAAAATCAGATTGTATACCTTTAATACAAAATCCAGGATGCTTACCGAATACATTACACAGAGTGTTGGTGGATTCGAAATTTCTGGTACTACAATTAAGAATATCGATACTGTGAATAGTCGAACAGTTAGATTACGTAAGCCTGATGAATTTTTACCAGGTGTTCTAACTAAGACCGTTAAGCAAATCGATACCGAATGGAAGAAGCTTACCACTAAGACAACTATTCCAAATGGTAGATTAAACTCAGACACAATCCTATTAAAGGTATTAGATAAATGATTGAAGATAACTTTTTGACCAAGTCAAAATTTACTAAGCTTATCGAAGCAACAGTAATCGAAACGAAATTATCCTATATGGATACTATCTTACATCTTTGTGAAAGGAATGAAATTGATCCTGAAGATGTAAGAAAATTTATATCACCTATCATAAAAGAGAAATTAGAAGCTGAAGCTATGGCTTTAAATTTTCTTCCAAAAACAAATTCATTGGACTCAGCTTTTTTTGAATAGATCGATATATAATATGTTTACAAAACAACGAAAATACGGTATAATAATTCAGTTTAATACTTCAGCAAATACAAGGAAATACAAATGACATTCGAAAATCTAAAACGTAATCGTGACCAAATCCAGAAACTAGTACAAGCAGCGGAATCTACCGGTGGTGGTACTGAAAAGAAATCATATACAGATGATCGGATTTGGAAGCCAACCGTAGATAAGGCAGGTAATGGATATGCAGTACTACGATTCCTCCCAGCAGCAGCAGATCAAGAACTACCTTGGGTCAGATACTGGGATCACGGATTCAAAGGACCAACTGGTCAATGGTATATCGAAAACAGCCTTACTTCTATTGGTCAAACTGATCCAGTCGGGGAACTTAACTCGCGCCTTTGGAACTCGGGTGTAGAATCTGATAAGCAGAAAGCTCGTGACCAAAAGCGTCGTCTTCACTATGTGACGAATGTTCTTGTTCTTCAAGATCCTTCTGCACCACAGAATGAAGGCAAGGTATTCATCTATAAGTTTGGTAAAAAGATCTTTGATAAAATCATGGATTCTATGCAGCCAGAATTTGCAGATGAAAATCCTGTTAACCCGTTTGATTTTTGGGAAGGCGCAGACTTTAAATTAAAGATCCGTCAAGTCGAAGGTTATCGTAATTATGATAAGTCTGAGTTTGCTAGCCCATCTGGTCTATATGAAGGAAATGAATCCCAGTTGGAATCAGTTTATAACCAACTACATAATCTCAGTGAGTTTACAGATCCAAAGAACTACAAAACGTATGATGAACTAAAAGCAAAGTTAATGCGTGTTCTTGGTGAAGAATCAACTGCAGGTGCTTATACTATTAAGCAGGAAAACATGATTAATGAACCTGTATCAGCACCTCAGCCACGTATGGCAGAGCCAGTAACGGCAGAGCAGATTGATACATCTGGTGATGAAGATACTATGTCATATTTTGCACGATTGGCAAATGACGACTAATTAGGTAAGCCAACCAATTAGGCCTAGTCGCTGAATAAGATTCGGACAAAAGTTGGTACACAATAAAGGAGAAAGACTACTTCGGTAGTCGGGGATTAGGGAGCTTCGGCTCCCTTTTCTTTTAGTGGGATAATAGCATATCTGATGCATCAACCGGGCTTTGTGCATTTCCTGGAAGAGAAAATCCATTTGTTGTTGACGATGTCGATGTTGATGGTGCTAAAATAATTGGCGCGGATCCGCCTGGTCCAGGTGGGACTGCCGATCTTAATCCTTGAACGCCTTCATACTTTTCTGCCCTAATATTTGTATCTGGTTTTAATACAAATTTCCCTTTATCATTTTTAGTATATCCAGCATATTCATATACAGAATTAGGAATACCCATAACTGCTAGTCGCGTAGGATCATACCATGCCCGTTCAACGTTCGGGTCAGGTAAAGTGTTTCTTAAGATATATTTTGTAAGTCGCTCAGACATACTACCAACACTAGCAGTAACTTGTCTAATTTTACTAGTAGGATTAGCAAATGCTTCTTTAAAGAAATTCTTTACTGCTTCCCATGCAGGATCGACCAATGCAGTTAGGCTAAACTCTTTTAGTTTTTTCGATGCATCTTCAAATCCTAGTTTATCAGCAAACCATGCCGGCAATTTAATAAACAATAAATCTATAGCCTCTGTAAACCCTTTAATAACTCCTTTTATACCACCTTCGATTCCCGATTTAATTCTATCTAATAATTTTTTATTATCCCCTTCCATAAATCCATCATAAAATCCTACAAAGAAATCAATTGCAGAAATAATAATTTGGAAAAATGGTCTAAGTGCAAATCCGATTATCTTTTTAAGAGGCGTTAAAATAGGATCAAGTGCTGATATAATTTTTTGGAAGAATCCAATTATGCCGCCGCCGGCCTCTCCACCACCTAATATCCCCTTTAAAGCTTCAAAATTAACTGTAGGGAAATATTTAGTAATAGAACCTATTTTATTAGACAATCCATCAAAAAATTCTGTAATAGGGGCAACTGCTTTTGAAATTCTACCTTCACCTTCTGTATTGCTAAAAAGATCTGTAACCGGTTTTAAGAAATTTGATATAGAGGTTCGAATTGCTTGTATGGTCTTTGAAAATGATTTAACACCCTCTGATGTATCTACGACAGGTTTACCATCAACACCTAATCCTAATATTCTATATAATCCCTGTAAAAAATTGTTAGGTATATTTTTAAATAATGTTTTAGTTTCATCTGGAATAATTAAAAGATTTTTAAGATTTCTACCAAAGGCTGCTATACTTTTCCCAAAATCTCTAATGGAATCAATAAATGTAGTAAATCTAGTGTTTAGTGCCTTTCGGGTATCATTTAGACGTTTTGCAATTTGTCCTATTCTTAATGCTTTAATTGCTGCATCTAAATCTGTCAACGATGCCACAATGCCTGCTACGGTAGCTCCTATTGCACCAAGACCCGTTAATCCGCCAAGTAAACTAAATCCGCTATCTCCACCTGTACTGGATTTTGGCTGGGGTATTGCCGGTAACTTTTTTTTGGCTTCTCTTTGTGTTTCCAAGTTCTTCAATTTTTGCATGCTCATCATACTGAAGAATCTATCAAATCTTATACCGATCTTAGTAAGCTCAAGTCGAGTGCCTTCATGACCTAACTGATTTTCTATATTATTTTCTTTTAATTTTTGAGTTACGTCATCTAGAGTTGCCATTATACCCGTCCCTGTTGTTCCTGCCTTGCTTGTTCTTCTTTCAAATGGTTGATTAGCATATCAAGATATACTTCTCTTTCCCATGGTATCATATGGTCTATCTCAGTCAACGAATAGTGATAATGGTGCATTAACTGAAAATTCGTCCTATAATAATTTACAAGTGTCTCATGAGATAGACCTATGAGAAAAAACTTTGCATTCCTTCTACTACAATATTGTTTTGATGATTACATTTTTTACAAGAGAAAGCTACATCATGTGTTAGCTTAGGCATTTTTTCTACGTATTCTCTTACCTTAGTAAATTGCTGATTGTTCATAGATTCTATAAAGGAATCTAATTCTTGAGCAGTTTGATCTTTAGCAGAGAATCTTTCTTCATTTGTTTTTATAACATCAATACTTGATCTAATTAATCCAAAAATTTGATCTACACTTGATTCTGAAGAAAGAATATCGCCTCTAACTATACTATCGAAGGTAGGCCATTTCATTTCTAGAGAAATCTGGTTATCCAATTCGATAGTATTAGAGATGTCTGGTACTTCTATTTCTACATCATCAATATTTAATGTAATATCATTACTAGATTCACATTCATTACATTTCATAACAATAGTCGATGTTTCACCTACGCTTTTAGCTCGTATTTTTAGAAACATATATTCGATATCAAATGTAGTTAATCTTGTAGTATCGATATCTTCAGTTACACAAGCTTTAATAGTATTAATTACTGTATTCAGAATCTGTTTCTGATCATCAGATTCTAAAGCCATTAATAAAATCTTTTCTTCTTTGACTAAGAATGGTCTAAAGCTCACACTTTTTTTCATTGATGGTATAATTAAATCATAATTTGGGGAATCATTTAATCTTGGTAAAGCCATTATGCACTCTTTCTTTTCCACACGTCATTCGCATTTACACGAATCATTTTTTTATTTGTTTCATTCTTATTTGGGTTTTCAATAGTTAGCATTACATTTTTGCCGGCATGCCATGCATTTACCTTTGCAATCATTTGTGCTGTACTACCAACCCATTCTTTTCTTGATTGTTTACTCCATCTAGGATCTTGGGATCTGCGTTCTCCCTTAGAAACCTGATGGGCTCTTTGTCTTTTCTTTGCCATTTAAATCACCTATCCAAAATTTAAGCCACCGCTTACGAAGTTTTGTAGACCAGCCTTAATTGGTCTCCATTTAGTATAAGATAGATCTACTTGAAGTTGTACTAATCCATCTAATTCATTTGATAATTGAACTGCGCCAATTGTTGTTGGGAAAGCATCTTGTAATTCTACGGCATATATTGTACCTCCACCAATTTCTAAATTACCCTGGAGTGGACCAATATTAGCACTGAAACCTTTTCTAGCCTTTCTCAACTGATGTATCTTTACTGTCTTAGCATAATCCTGTTTATAACCTACTTCACCTGTATCCTGATTCAATACAAGATCTGTCCAGGCATCAAAATATGTTTTAATACCATAATCATTCATCAAGTAAAATGTTAAGCTAACCTCTTGAACTGCATATCCATAGGCTACCCTTTGAAATTCCATACCGATTCTTCTATCTGTTGTAAGAATCTGTTTACCAGGTAATGTGGCATTTGAGCATAAAATATTCATTTCTCTACTAGTTGGTTTACCAGTTTCTAATATGCCTGGTATATTTGGTATTGACGGTAATAGATTTGCAAGAAATCCTCCTAGTGTACCAAACCCACCAGAGCCAACTGGAGGTAGCTCAACCAAAAACTGATTTGCTTGTGCAAACCCAAGCTTTGAGGTAGCAACAGATTTTAGATCGTCAATTGATGCCATTACATCTTCCCTCTTGAATCTCTATAAACAGTACCTGAACTTGCCTTTCTGAAATCCTGTGTCGGAAGAAATGTAGCAATTTCCCATTCTGGTTTATCTACTAAAGCAAATCTACTTTTTACATGTTTTGTTAAATATCTATGGATAGTTGGCTTAATAAATTTCATAGGTAATTCTCCTTCACCCAATAAAGCATCTAAGGCTTTAGCTCTGAGTACAGGAGGAAGATAGTGTAAATTTAAGCCGTAGAATCCACCCTTTGCTGGTCCCATCATAATAACTAATGGGAATGCATCATAATAGGGTAAAGTATCTTTATATTTTGGATCATAGAAATACATGTACATATTACCGTACGGTGCTGTCTTTGGTCTATTCCTTAATGCAATTTCTTCTTCTCGCATAAGATCAAGACGATTTACGCGCCCGAGCGCGACGGCCTTTTTACGGAACCACTCAATAGACTGTTTAGTCCGTGGGGTAATACCAGCACGGAATGCCTCGATTTCTAGATCTTTAAATAAGTTGCTCATACGAGTATTTATATTGATTTATTCAATAAATGTTAATCCTTCCACTCTTTAGGTGCTGCATTAACATTCTTTGGTGGCCTAACACGAGGCTTTGAAATTTTCTTTTTCCTATATGGTGCTGCTTTCTTTAGCGGCTTTTTTATTTTACCAGGCATCGGTTTAGCAAGAAGTTTCATCTCTTGCAATTTCTTTTCAGTCCACACTTCAAAAGTCCAGCCACGATCTTCTGCATATTCCTTTGCAGCTTTCCATTTATTCATATTCTTAACATAAGTTAATCCTTCATAGATATACTTCTTTGTACGTCTTTCACCTGAAGGTGGCTGTGTTTCTTTTTCTGGTTTAATTTCAATAAGTGTGGTTTTATTATTTCTCCATGTGATTTTAAGATCTACAAAATATCTGTGATATCTTTTGTCAACATCGTAGAAATAAGGTATAACTGTTTCTTC